ATAGAGTTGATGAAACTGCATCTGGTCATGTAATCGAACTTGATGATACAGAAGATAATCAACGTATTTTAGTAAAACATAATAATGGCACTGGTGTAGAATTTAGACCAGATGGATCAATTCTTTTAAGTTCAACAAATCATAAAGTTGAATTAGTAAATGGTGAAAGTGTTGTTATTGTAGAAGGTGATGGTCAATTAGTTTATAAAGGTAATCTTGATTTAAAGGTAACCGGTGATTTAAATATAGATTGTCTTAACTTTAATTTGACAACTAAAGGTAATAAAGTTGAAAATATTAACGGTTCAGTTCGTTCTAATATTGTTGGTAATGTAACAAATATTATTACAGGTGCTTTATCTAATATGGTGGCTAAAGCAGTAACAAATACATTCTTAGGAGGAAGTAAGAATAATGTTAAAGGTGATTTCGTTAATAGGGTTGAAGGCTCTGCTACTCACACCACCAGCGGTGGTTTTTTATTAACCTCTGAAGAAAATATTGCCATGTCCACACCTGATCTTGATATGGCTGCCAACAGTTTATCTGTTTTTGGCAAAAGTGGTTACTTTGGAGGTGAAAATATATTATATTACGGACAAGGTGCAAAGTTTGACGAAGGTGTTACAGCTCCGACATTCCATGGGGATTTAGACGGTACTGCAACAACAGCTACTGTAGCACAGTCTCAAGATTATGCAGATCCAGATGGAGGCGGTGGAACGGGTACAGCTGGTTCTATTATTGATACTCCAACACCAACTATTGGTTCAATGGATCAAACAACTGTAAATGCATATTTAAATAAAAGTTCAGCTGGTATTCGTAAGGTAAAAGTGGATGCTGGTGATGTTATTAAAAATGCAATTGATAAAACAAAAGAATTTGCTGGTATATCAAATAAAACTGTAACCGCAAAAGTTGTTAGATCAAAGTTTAGGGATCCCGCAAATGCTTCTAATGAATCATTTGTTTCTGCAGCCAGTGGTAATAGTGCACTATGTCCAAGTTATTCACAGAAAACACCATTAGGTATTGGTAGAACAGTAGGAGTTGAACCAACTCCAGTAACAAGTACAGATAAAAGAGATGGTGTTGTAAACCCTGCAAATGCTTATGTACCAAAAAGATCACGCAAAGTAAATCTGGTTCCTGAGTTTCAGTTTAATCCATATTTCTCTGGTAAGATTACACATAAAACAAAACTTGCACCAGAGGTTCGTATTTCTAAATTCTTAGGTACTGATGATCCTACAAATCTTGATTTTATTCGTGATACTACAATGAGAACAGAGATTGCAAAATATTTGTATCTTCATACTCAGATGTTAGTTGATGTTAATAATAATACAAAAGAATTTGGTGATATTACTCTTATAGTTGCAGAAGGTATCTATCGTCCAGGACCAGAAGAAGTTGTAACTCCTGGTAGTATTAATGATTTAAAAATGAAAGGTAGAGCAGTAGTTTATAGTGTAGTTGATACATCCAATACAACCAATGCATCTCGTCTCTTTGATGTAATTACTTATTTAAAAGATAATGCTTATTATGATGAATTAATTCTATCCTATGACACAATTGACTGTGGTAATCTTGAGGCTAGAATTATTGTTACACTACCTGAAGTGAGTGCTGAGTGGGAAGGTACATATCGTCGTCAGATTAGAACAGAATATAACGGAGCTGTATTTGCTAAAAATGAATTTGTAGAGGCACTACCATATGCAACTACACAAAATTCAGATCCTGATGTTCAATTAGAATTACCTGAAGATAGTTATCCTACAGTTAAGGGTAAAGCAGATTATCGTGCAGATCCAAGTGGTACAGTTTTCTTAGAACCAAACTTTGTAATTAGCACTAAAACACATCCTGAGATTTATCCTGAAGCACAAGCAAATATGAAATCACTATTAGAAAATGAATTTGCTTTAATGCAACAATACTATGGTTCGTCAATACCAATTAATGATGCATTACCATGGGGTCCAGTAAAAGGACTCACTTTTGGTACTTCAAGAAAACCACCGAGCAGAGGTGGTGGGTCACAACACTGGTATGGTAAAGCAATTGATGTAAGTATTGTTGGTTTAAGTGATACTCAAAAAATCAAATTACTTGAAGCTGGCTTAAAAGCTGGATTTAGAGGGGTTGGCTTGGGTAATACTATTATTCACTTTGATCTAAGAAATACATATACAGCTTGGAATTATAAAAATTATTATTGGGCTGGAAAACCATTTTCATATTGGAATACCTATATTGAAGGTATTAGGCGTTGATAAACATTATAAATAAACTAAAAAAGAGATAAGATGGCTACAACCAGAGTATTATCAAGGGAAGATGGTAAATTAAACCAATCGACCCTTATTACTAGTAGAAAAAAAGATTATTCAGATATTGATCTGTCGTTTACTGCTAAGCCAAATGGTGAGTTGTATCTTAAAAAGGACGCAGCTGCAGTAAAGCAATCAATTAAAAATCTTATTCTTACTAATTATTTTGAAAAGCCATTTACACCATTTTTTGGTGGAAACGTAAGTGCATTATTATTTGAATTAGCAGATGATGATATAGATATTGAAGTTGAAGATTCAATAATTAATGCTATAGAAACATATGAACCAAGAGCAAGAATAATTAATATAGATGTAATTGCAGAACCTGAAAGAAATACCATAAAAGTTACATTGGAATTTCAGGTTATAAACTCAGAAGAAATAATTACATTTACAACATCACTGTCAAGGTTGAGATAAAATGGCTAATACCACAATACAATCGTCAGCTTTAGATTTTAATAATATTAAAAATAATCTAAAGACTTATTTGGAAAAACAAGACCAATTTAAGGATTATAATTTTGAAGCCTCTGGTTTATCAAATATTCTTGACGTATTGGCATACAATACACATCTAAATGCACTTATTGCAAACTTTGCTCTTAATGAATCATTTCTAGGTACTGCTCAATTAAGAAGTTCCATTGTTTCTCTTGCAGAAGGTATTGGTTATATTCCTGATACTGATACATCATCTCAAGCAAAAATTAGAATTACTTTTAATTCAACAGCTGCTGGTAGAGATGAGAAAGTAACACTACCTGCCTATACAAAATTTACAACTTCTGTTGATGATGTTAATTATACATTTCAAACTATTCAGTCTTATGAGGCTATTGATGATGGAACAGGTTTTTATGAATTTAAAACTGCAGATGGATCAAATCAGATTCCTGTTTATGAGGGCACATTTAAATCTAAAACTTTTCTTGTAGGTGAATATGAGGACAATCCAGTATATGTTGTACCAGATGGTACACTAGATGCTGATACGGTTACAGTAAATATTTATGAGAGTGCAACAAGTACAACACCATCAACATATACAAATATTCTAAATGCAGCAACAATTACTTCATCAAGTACTGTTTACATTTTAAAAGAAACACCAAACGGATACTTTGAATTATCATTTGGTGATGGTGAAACATTTGGTGTTGCACCTTCTGCTGGTAATAGAATCACTATTGAATATCTTTCTACATCTGGTGCTGATGCTAATGGTGCATCCACATTCTCACCAAGTGCACAATTTTCTTTTGGTGCAATTACATCTGACTTAAATGTAACAACATATGTTAATTCTGTCGGTGGTGAAGAAAAAGAAACAATTGAATCTATTCGTAAAAATGCACCATTCCAATATGCTTCACAGAACAGAATGGTTACAGCTGCAGATTATTCTTCACTCATTCTAAAAAATTATTCAACTCTTATTAATGATATTATTTCTTGGGGTGGTCAAGATGCACTAGAGCCTGAATTTGGCGCCGTCTTTTCATCAATTCTATTTGAAGATAATGTTTCTGCAGATACTATTAGAGATACAAAAGCTGCAATTATTGACTTAGCAGAACAACTTGCTGTTACTTCATTTAACTTGAGATTTGTTGATCCAGAAACAACATATATTGAATTAGATACATTCTATCAGTTTAACCCTAATCTAACTGACTTGACTGGTAATGCCGTAAATGAAAGAGTAAGAACAGCAATTACAAATTACTTTACAAATAATACTGGTAAGTTTGGTCAATCATTTAGACGATCAAATCTGTTATCAGATATTGATGAAATTGACAACTCAGTATTATCATCTCGTTCTGTTGTAAGAATGCAAAGAAGATTTGTTCCTTCTGCACCAAATCTAATTTCAACCATTGAGAATATAGCAATTGTTGTACTTTCAACAGCACAATTAAATACTATTATTAATTTCTGTGTTTCTGGTGATTATGATGGTGCTGCAAATTATATGGTTAATAATGAATTAACTGATCAAAACTTTACAACAACAAGAACAACTCTTTCAAGAGTTTCTATCTCAAGAAATCAAACCATAAGATACCCAACAGCTATTGCAATACCAGATGATAATGAATATACGGTTGTATCTAATCAATTTACTTATAATGGGCAACCAGCTGTACTGAGAAATAAACTATC